GTGGCGTCTGCGGTTTCTACGTCGTGCTCAAGGGCAGCCGTTTCGATCAGCGTCGGCTGGTTGTCTTCTACAGCGACACGCTGAGCGAGCAGCTGCGTGGTGATCCCGCCAGGAAGCTCAGCCACTTGCCCCTTGCGGTAACCACGCCACGCGCGGGTAAACATGATTTTCGGCATCAGCCCACACTCCATGCAGATTCTGGCGGCTTGCCCGTGTTCGTGAACTCAGTAGTCCACTGAAAAACAGGGGCAGTAAGGTTCTTGCCGGGCCACGTCACGACGTACTCACCGTGGCCCAAAACAACACGCGGCGAGACGAAGACGCGGTTGCCGCTGTCTCGCCAGGTTTTCCAAAACGCAATGTCAGAATCAATTCTGCCGTCACCCCACGAGCCTTGCGGGTCTGGCTTGCTCCAGAACCACGGCTTCTTTGTTCGCTTAAGAGCCGCCGTGCTGATGACGGTACAGCCGAAATGGGCGGTATCCACTTCCTGCACGGGCTCGGCAAACCATTCCTTTGGCACCTGCGTGTGCCCATCATCTGGCGGATTGTCCAGCGTGCCTTTAAGCGTCAGCATCGGGCGGCCGTCTTCACGCTTGGTCTGCATGCCAGTGATGGCGTCGCACTGAAACGTCATGGCCATCGCGAACAGCTGCTCAACGTCCTGCTTGGTGAAAAACGTGTCGTAGTCGATGGCGAGGAGGTACTCGCACGAGTCAATGAACTGCTCCATCACGCGGGTATTTACTTGATCCCAGAACGCACCCGTGCCCATGGTGGGGCGAATGCCGAGCGGCATCAGGGCCTGGGCCCAGGCGAAGTGGTTGGCCGTAAACGAGAGCCGTGGCATGGAGAGCACGGCTTCCACTCGGATGTCAACTTCGGTGCCACCTACCTTGACGAGCATGGTGCCTCAAAGAAAGAGAGCGGGCGGCCCCGTCGTGGAAGCCGCCCGCTCAAGATTGCACACTCGTCAAGCCGTCAGGCTCACGCACCAACGAGGCCGATCATCGGGCCGGCCACGGTGTCGGTGCCCAGGTTTGCATGGGTGATTGCAACCCTCGCAACTGCGCGGATCACCGTCTGGTCCGACAGGAAGTTCACCTGATCGCTGCTGGCGATCTCGATGGCCTGGCGGATGCCGTAGTAGGAGCTGTTGGCCATGTTGCCGTACAGCGCCATGATGGCACCCGTCGAGTCCGCACCGGCCGGCAGGCGGTCGGTGAGGACCACTTCCGAGCCGAGGAACGTCGGGCCCATGCCCTGCGACAAACCCACCGAACCGCCCTGGGCCAGGTCAAGGTTCTGCATGCACGCCGCGAAGAAGAACGGCGAGCAGAACCACTTGGCACCCGCACGCGAGTGCTGCGGAACCCTGGCCATCATGGCCAGCAGGTTGGCCTTGGTCACCTCGTCGGGCGTGTCACCGGCAGCCGTCACGAGCGAGGCGGCATAGGTGGCGGCAGACGCCGCCAGCAGGCCACCCGTGTAGGTCGTGACAAGCCCGGCAACCGCTGGAGCGTTGCTGGGGTTGCCGCTCCACGCAGCCTCTTCGACGGCGTTGGAGAGCGTCAGTGCCAGCTCCGCAGCGATCCAGTCGGCGATTGATACGATCGAGTCCTGCAGGAGCTCGCTCGCAATCGTCACCGCGCCCGTGACCTTCTTCGCAGTCAGAGTGACCTGATTGGAAGTGGGGTCGCTGGCAGTGATGGCCGAGTTCTCATTGATCCAGTACGCGGTCGCACCGGCCGTCCGTCGCGGGAACAGCAGCACGTCGCTCGGCATCACCACGTTGGTCGCGTTCTGAGCAAAGGCCGAATACTGATCCACGAGTCGGATCACGGTCGAGGAGAGCACGTCAGGCACGAAGGCCGCACCCGTGGTGCTGCCGGTCGAGCCCTGAGCACGAGCCTCAATGCCGTGGTCTTGGCACCACCGCTTCGCGTCGGCGTCGCCGCTCTTAGCCTTGAACCACATGCCCACCGAGTAGGCGTCCTTGGCGTTCTCAAACGCACGGAGCCGGCCCGAGAACGGAACCGCTTCGATGCGGGTCTTGTCGCTACGCTCTTCGGTCACTTCGGGGGCCGGCGTGCAGCGGTCAACCACGCTGCGGAGATTCTTGGCCGACTCAGCCACCGACTTCTCAAAGTCGATCCGCTTGGCCAGCTTGCCGGCCTCGGTGTTCATCGCCTCGAGTTCAAGATCGCGCTCGGCAATCTTGTCGGCATCGGTACTCTCGATCGCACGCACGGCGTCGATACGGTTGGCGAGGTTAACGGCCTCGTCCTGCAGCTTCTTGAGGTTGTCCACGTGGTATATCTCCGCCGGCGGTATTGCCGATGGATTCCACTGTGCCTCTAGCGTGCTGGCCTCTTGCAGAACCGGACTTCCGAATGTGTTGTTTTTACAAACACGACAGCACGAGCGCCGCATCGCGGGCACCGCAAATACTGCTGACGCTCTTCGCCGCAAGGGCGAGAAGAACGGCACCGCAACTTCTCGCCGCAGGTGCAGCGGGCCTCAGACATTCTTGAGCCTTAAGGTGGCAGCCCAGGCGGCGGCGACGCCCCGCAAGGCCGAACGCGAACTAACCGCCCGAACTGCCGGCTCTTCGGCGGACTGCGATGCAATCCATGCCTCGTAGGAACGCATGGCGACGCTGGCAGACGTTGACGGGTACGCAGGCGTGAGCACTGGGCCAACGTCGTACAGGCCGCTCACCTCGCGGATCTGGCGGATGGCTTGGCCACCGTCGCCAGTGCGGAACGCTTCCCCGTCTTTGCCAACCGTGAACGCGAATGAACTGCCGGCAACGTCCTTGCGGGCGATGAGTTCCAGAACGTCGGCACGGCTCACGGGCGGAGTGACCACGTACCGCAGGCCTTTGGCGTCGCTCGTGAGTTCCAGCGTGCCGCTTGAGGTGCGACCGAGCACGATGTTGCTGTCATGGTTGAACAGGGCCACAACGTCCTGCTTGCCACGCTGCCGGCTCAGCACCTTGTCAAAAGCACCCGGCAGGATTTCTTCCTTGAACCCGCCCAGGTCAAGGCTCATGCGGTTGTAGACGGCGGCGTAGCCGATGATGGCTGCCCGGCCGTCAGCACGCTGCTCAACGATGAGCTCGTCAGTCTCGTCAAAGGCGAAGTCGCGGCGCTCAAGTTCCATTCGTCGGCACCTCCTGGGCGGTAGTCGTGTCTTCGGCATCGTCTTCTGGCGTGCCGTCCGATGGCTCGCCCAGCGTGTCCTGCGGCATCGGCTGCGGATCTTGCGGCTGTGGCTCGCCTGCCTTCTCCAGCGTGGTCATGTTCAGCTGAATGAAGTGCTGATCGCCTTGCGGGCCGATCGGGTTAAGGTTCTCGAGCTCACGAATCTCGTTTACCGTCATCCAGCCGTTTTGCAGGGCAGAAACGTAGTAGGCAGACCGGCTTGCGTGGTCGCCGCGAAGCAGGCCACTGACGCTGTGCTCTGCGAAATACTTCTCGTCATCTACGATCAAGTCACGGCTGATGGCTGCTTCCCACCGCTTGAGGTGAGGCAGCAGGCAGTGCTGCACAAACTCTGTGCCCTGCACTTCGATGTTGTTGAACGTGCTGCGGTCCAGCATCTGGATCATGTGGGGCGGCACGCGAAACGCCCGGCAGATTTCAACCACTTGAAAAGCCCGGCTCTCAAGCATCTGGGCTGCTTCGTTTGAGCCGCTGAGCTCGTGGGCCTTCACGCCGTTAGGCAGCACAGCTGTGCGGAAAGCGCGGTCAGCACCACGGTGCATCCGCTCCCACTGCTCGCGGAGTCGCTCGGCCGCCTCAATGGGAATCGGGTTGTCGCTCTCCAGCACGATGCCGGGCCGGGCACCGTTGCCGAAGTACGTGCTGCCGTGTGTCTCAAGGGCCTGGGCCAGGCCAATGGCGTTCTGGAAAATCTTGTAGGTCGGTATCGCCTTGATGCCGTCTTCGGTCGTGAATCGCAGGGCGAATATCTGCTCCTGGCTGTAGATCGTCTGCTGCCCACTTGGCTCGCGGTAGCGATAACGCAGCGTGCCGTCAGTCAGCCGCTCAGCCTCCATGCGGCTGCTGTGCAGCGGCCACAACTCGGACACAGCACCTCGAGCACCTGGGCGGATCTCGGCGTAGCTCGCACCGTAATGCAGGTACATCCCGGTCATCCAATCCCGAAACTCCTGAGCCGTCTGCCATGGGTTTGGCTGCTGGTGCAGGAGCCGATAGACAGGATGGCTCGTGGCCTTCTGTTTCCCGCCGTTGGCCATCCGCTCGTAGATGTGCAGCGGCAGGGCTGATACCGCATCCGATATGACGCGGATGCAGGCCGTGTAGGCCGAGCACGCCATGGAGTTGTCAGCGTTGACGCGAATGCCAGAAGGCGTGCGGCTGGAACTTACTTCGGGCCAGTCGATGCCACGCAGGTCGAACATCTTGAAGTCGGCGGCGGCGTTTTCGCTCATAGAGTCACGATGTCCCAGGACTGTTCCGGCGTGGCTGCGGTTGCCGTTTGCCACAGCCCGATGGCCATGACCAGCGACACGATGCCGTCTATGCGTTCTGTGCTCTTGGCCTTGCTCGGCTTAATGTTTCCGGCTGCTGAATCCTGCTGAATGGCCACGTTGGAAGCCTGCCATGACAGCACTGGGTGCCCGCCGTGCAGCACCTTCCCGCTGACAACAAGGTTCTCCAACTGCTTGCTCGGTGCCGACATGGAGCCATAGCCCTGCCGAAAGTCTGACATGGGAAGCCCGTCGCCTTGCAGTAACTGCTGGCCAAGTTGTGCGCTATTCCAGGGATCTAGGCCGATGCCACGCACCTTGTACTTTGAGCAGATGGCGTTGATGTCTGAACGCACCTGGTCGAAGTCGGTGACGTTGCCATCAGTCATGTTCAGATGCCCCTGCCGATGCCACGTCAGGTAGGGCACTTTGTCGCGGCGCTCTCTCTGGTGGGCATTGTCGCTCGGTATCCAGAAATGCGGCTCAATCCAGAACGTGCCATCATCTAGCGGGAAGAGCAGCACCAGGGCTGTGGTGTCAAAAGTCGTGGCCAAGTCCAACCCGGCCCAGCACTCTCGGCCGGCCAGATCAACGGGGCACGGCTTGTCGCCTTGGGCCCAGTGATCCATCCGCAGCCACCTAGTTGACTGTTCCGTCCATTGGTTCAAAAAAAGTTGGCGAAAAACATTTTCATAAGTCGGCATCTCAACCGCTCGAGCACATTCGCTCCGCAGGAAGTCCATGCGCACGGAAACGCCGAGGTTTGGATTGGCCTTCTTCCACGTCTCTTCGGCTTTCCAGTCATCCGCAATGTCGGCCGCATAGATGGCTGGCAGGAACGTCTCGTCTTTCACGGTGCCGGCGGCCACAGCCTCAGCGTATTTCCAGATTTCCCAGCAGACGCTTTTGCGGTCAAAGCCTGCCGTGGTGAGCGCCACCGTCAGCGGCTGACGCCGAGCACCTTGGCTGCTGAGCATGACTTCCCACATCTCGCGGTTAGAAACGTGGAGCTCGTCAAAGATGACGCCGTGAGCGGAGAGCCCATGTTGAATACCGGCCTCCGCACTCAACGCCTTGTACGTTCCGTGCGTCGCCTCTCGCACGATCGCGTTGCGGTACACCTTGAGATGCTGCCTCAGCACTGGCGACTGCTCGACGTAGACGCGGGCCATGTCAAAAACGAGCCGGGCCTGATCGCGTGAGGCTGCGCAGGAATAGACTTCACAGCCGGGCTCGTTCTCCATCAGCAGCTTGAGTGCGATTCCCGCGCATAAACTGCTCTTTCCATTTTTGCGCGGAATCGCCAGCAGGCTGGTGCGGACTTTGCGCACGTCGCCATCAGTGGCGAAGAGCTTTCGCACGTAGTCCTGCTGCCACGGCTCAAGCGTGAACGGCTTGCCGCCGAGCTCGCCCTTGGCGTGCGTCAGGTGCTTGTGGAAGAAACGCACCGCCAGACAGGAGGAGCACTTTTCGCACGGGTGCTCAAGCGAACATTCGGGCGTCTTCTTCGTCTGCTTGCGGGCCATTCTCAACCGCCGAGACACGGGCCAGCGCCGAGGCCGTCAGGCCGAACTCGGCCGCGAACTTCAGCATCTGGTTTCTCGCGTCGCGTTTGCGGGTCCACGCCGGGTGATTGCTTACCCTACCCTTATCGTCCATGAACGTGGCCCCGTTGGCCTTGAGTTCACGGTCGGCCTCAATCATGTCCGCGAGCGAATCGCAGTAAGCGGCCAGCGTCTGTTGGTGCCTGGGGCTCATGACCTTGGACGCCTCAAGCATCGGCACGATCCGCTCCCACTCTTCGCGGGCGAGATCCGAGAGCCAGTGCGGAGCAGGCGGGATGCCCGGAACCGCGTCTATGCCGGACTTGTGCGGCCCCCTAACCCGAGCACCGCGAAGCTTAAGCAGCGGTTTAGGCGTCGGCTTGCGGCCCTTGCCCATGTTGCAAACTCCCAATTTCGGCCCCGCGTATAGAAGCAGGAACTTCTGGTTTTCCTCAGACGGGGGGGTAGGGATCCGAACCGCCCCCCCTCTGCCGCTCCGCGTTCGTCTTCCGGCTGTGGCACGACACACACCGGGCAGCACCGTTCGTCACGTCATACCGCAGGTCAGGGGCCACGCTCACTGGCACTACGTGATCGGCGTGCATGTCACGGCCATAGGCCACACGGCCGCAGTCAACGCATTGCCAGTGGCATCGGTTAAGCACCGCCTGCCTCCACGCCTTGTGGGCTGCTGAGCAATAGCCACGGGCTGCCGCGTTGGGCCTGGCCTCTCGCGTGCGAGGGCCAAGACGCAGCGGCCTATGGCTCGGTATCTTGGTAGGCACGTCAGCTCTTCAGCATCACCACGCCAGCGGTGCCCGTGCTGTTGGTGGTGGCCGAGACGATCTTAAGGTACTCAGTACCGAATACCTCATCGGGCAGGGCATACGCTCGCCCGTCCGTGCTCGAAGCCGACAGGGTGAGGTCTGCCACGCTGCCATCGGACTTGTAGAGTCGGCGGAAGGTGCCGGCCGTGCTCGTGCCTACCCACATCTGGAGCGTCGCGGCGTTGGTGCTCATGGTGCCCAGAGTCACAACAGCACCAGCCACATCACGCATGTCCAGCGTGGTAGCCGATGCTGTGGCCGTGTGCAGGGTAATGTCGATGTCTCGGTTCTTGCGGCTCAGAATGTTGTCGGCCATGGGTAGCTCCTAGGTGTGGTTATGGTACGGGAATCTGCGGCAACTCTTGCAGATATGCTGGCGGCTCGGGCATCGGCATCCAATGCTTGATGTGTTGAGTGTCTACGAGAGGCTTCATGCCGCTTTCCGGCTCCTCAATGTAGCTCATCACATCTACATATGACCGCTGACCGATCACGCGATGAGCGATCACGCGGCTGTAGTTCTCTGGCTTCTCTGTAGCAAACTCACGCCACTGCATTTGCTCAAGAGCGGCCGCTGCCAGCGTCAGCACATTTGGCTGCACAGGGCCGCTCATTGCCCGCAGCTCTTGAGGCAATGTTGTCACGGTATCTGCACTGATGCCATATATTCTTGCTCGCTGATTTCTTCGATCAGGTTATTGGCTATCAGCACTGGCAACATTTGCGCGGCAACTTCGTATTCGCAGAACTCTGAGCGGACTGCTAACAGCACTTGCCCGCTTTTGTCTTTTGGTGCCGTAAAGGCTGGCTCAAAGCACGTCAACGTAGGCCGTCCATCGCCGTGCCCCCATTGCGAGTCAAGGCCAGCCCGAACAGTCTCGTAAACGTCGTGAGAAGCTCGGAAAAATCGTTGTTGTATCATGGGATGGTTATGCCCCATTTAAGACCTAACGCTTTTTCTACTCTCTGCCGCTCGGAGGTATTCAGAACCCTAGAAAACAGGACGGCTTCGTAAAGCGTTCCGTTTGTCCAAGCTCCACCAGCCGAGTCAGCCATTAGCTCGTAAGAGTCGCCTGCATTCCAGTTGCCTGCTGCTGATGTAACCAGGCTTCCATTATTTCGCATTTCGTAGATGGATGCAGACGCTTGAAGTGTGTGAACGATAGCAGCACTTCCTGCAGCGTAAGGAAGATTAGAGGCAAGTTGGTTGAGCCTTGCCGTCCTCCACGCACCGTTGTAGGTCCATTGCCCAGCATCGTTCACTAGAGTTACTGTATTGTTTGAGCGAGTCCGAAACACTGTGTAGAGGTTATCGATTGCAATTTTGTAGACAAAGAACCCAGTGCCTTCAGATGATGAGAATGCGGTGCTTATGTTCCCTAAGCTCAACGAGTCATTTGAGTTGTCGAACACCAGTCCTCGCCTTCCGTTCTGCGTGGCCGCAGACAGTGTTGGGCGATTATTCGCAGTTCCCTGCGTAGCATTTCGACCATTGCCGCTCAGGTCAGCGATGTACCCAACTGGATCTCCAGTGGCAGTGGCTGGAGTTGTTCCGTCGCTGTTTTTGTACAGAGACGCCGACGATGACGCATCAACCCACACAGCCAATCCAGCAATGCTCCTTGGGCTGAATCCCGTGGCTCGCGGCCTCAATAGTCTCGGGCTCATCGCCATGGCTTAGTTCTCCTGCTGTTCCGTTGCTCGAGGCTGTAGGGCATACAGCAACCGCGTCTGCTCGCTCACTGCCTTGCTGATCTCACGCTGCGTCTCGCTCAGGCTCTTCACGAATGCCCTGTGCTCCTCGACAAGAGGTAGCAAAACATCGGCGCGAAGCACCCAGCCGCAAGCAATGGCTACCAAAGTGGGAAATCCCCACCGCTCAATGATCCCGTACAGAGTCTCTTTCGCTTGGTCGGTCACTGCATGGCCTCCAGCATCTCGCCACGATTATCCAGCCACCGCTGCACGATTTTCTTGACGATCTCGCTGATGATGGCCGCCAAGATGATGCTGGCGAGAAACCCCATGCCGTACTCACGCTCCTGGCGTTCGAGCCTGCGGGCGAAATGCTTGGCGACGATTTGCGTCTGCCCAGCATCGCACTGATACAGCACCGGAATGGGCCATTCCCTCAAGGCTCGCTCGACAATGCGTCCAACACGCTCACGGCCGAGCAGATGCTTACGCATCGGCAGCGAGTCCCACACGTCGGCGGTGAGTTCGTCGCGTGTCATTTCTTGCCCGTTCCTTTGCAGGTGGGGCAGGTGATTTTGATTTTCCCGTCACCGATGAAGCCATCAACGCAGTTGTCGCACTTGTCGCTGGCCGGTGTCGGGGCAATCTCGTGTCGCAGCTGCACCACCATGCGGGCTGTCTCGCAGGCCATGTCAGCCGAAACGCCGTGATCGTCAGGCAGCGTGGCCACGCATCCGATCACAACAACGAGCAGGCAGATCAGAAATCTCACAGCACACCTCGCAGCCAGTTGTCGGGCATCTGCGTCGGCTTGAAGCCGCTGTACCCGGCGTAGACGTAGGAGTCACGGCCCGACAGCATCCGGTCGCACACGTCAGCGTCGATCCAGAAGGAGCAGTTGCGGACGGCCGTGGGCATGTCCTCGGGGTAGTGCTTGCCAACGGTGTTTGAGTCGCCCCACGAGTTGGCACAGAGCAGGCCGGGCCGCTTGCCGCCCCTCAAACCGATCAGGCACATACAGTGCCACCACGTGCCACCAGCACGGCAGAAGCCGTCGGCGTCACGGCTCATCGAGAAACCCTGCCCCGAGCACACCACGACGGGGTAGCCATTACTGATCGCCTTGGCGGCCTCGGCAAACGACGTGGCCAGCGTTGTCTCGGAGCATCGCCTTTCCTTGGCGAACCGCTCAAGCACGTCGGGCACGCCGTTGCGGCCCCAGTCGCGTTCCCGCTGACTGCTGTGCTTGTCGAACACAGTGCCGCCGTAGTCCACGCCGTAGTGCAGCGCACCATAGTCGCGGATGCTCTTGGCTGCGTGGAATCCCGTGCTGCCGTCGCCGCCCGTGTTTGACTTCTGACCGCGAGCCTCAACCCGGCTGAACCCGTACAGGCTCGCCTCAATCGTGCGGCCGTTCCACGCTTCAGGCTCTTTCCGCCAATGGATGTCACAGGCTGCGAGCACGTCCACGGCCAGGCTTGCGCCCCAGCCAACGCACGAGCCCACGCTACCCTGCGAGCCTCGCCGCCAGGACGGCATGCACTGAAGCAGGGCTGGGTACAGCATCACGTCTTGGTCGGCGGCCTTGAGATCAGGCCCGGCTGATGCGAGCGTTGGGTGTGGCAGCGTTGCCACGAACGCCTCAGAACCTTCGCGGTCGGGAACATAGCCCATGCCGTGCTCGGTCATGGCTCAGCCTCCGTTGACGCCGGCCCACGCCACGGCTTTGGCAAACGCTGCATACCGGGCTCTCACGTCCGCCGTGACCGAAACCACGTCCACGCCAATAGCCTGCCCGTAGGCGGCCTCTACGGCCTCCCTGAGCCCTGCCACTGAGCCGGGTGAGTGTTGCCCGATGCGACGCCATGCGATTTCGATGGCCAGCGTGGTAAACATCCGCAGCGAGCGGGTATCGGTAAACACCACTTCAGTGGTTACGGCGTCGCCGGCCACGACGGTGGCGGCTTTGTTCCACGTCTGAGCCCACAGCATGCGGTCGCCCATTGGCAACGCCTTAAGGGACTCGGCCACAGGCCGCACCAGTTGCTGCATCTCCACGCTCGGAGTCTCCACGTCCAAAGTGACGGCAGGAGCCGCCGGAAGCTTGGGCATAGGGATCTGGCCCCATGCAGCCGCGAGAATCAGCAACGCCGCTGCGATTCTGCCGAGAGTGGAGCGTTCGGCGTAGCAGGCTTCGGCGGCCTGAGAGAGCCAGCCGGCGATGGTTTCCCGATACGGGGCGGCCAGCAAAGCAACTGCCGCCACCACGGCAGCAAGGCGTATAACGCTGTCATCACTCAACGGACGGCCTCCACTTGCAGCAGGCACCACCGGACCAAGGCTTCGCCTTGCTTAGTCTTCAGCAAGTCGCCAAGCAGACGCACCAGCTGGTCATCGGCCTGGGCGTTGGTCTTGGACGCAAGCCACTCCGAAGCCTCGCTGACGATGATGCTTCGCTTGTACGGGTCTGTTTCGTTGATGAACCGCTGGCCGTAGCCAATGAGCGGCGACCAAGCCTGCAGCAGGGCGAGTTGCTGCCATATCGTGAGTTTCGATCCGTACTGTTCGAGCTCGGCGGGCGTGGCTTCGTATGCAGGCA